ACTGCCGCTTGACCTGCTTGTCCTTTAAATGAATCTTGCGAAACACCTTGTAGAATAGTGTCAACTTCTTTAGGAGTTATTGGACCTGTCTTACCTGCTAATTGTTTTGTTGGAAGTTTTTGTTTTTGTAAAAAGTCTATAACTTCTTCTGCATTTGGCTTCTTATGGTTAGCACCTGTTTGACCCATAAATGATCTATACTGCGTAAATATTTCCTTTGCCCTAGCGTTAGCATCTAATCCACCTTGGATACCAGCCGCTGTTGCTTTTGCACCAACTGCGCCTGCTACTTTAGCACCTGCTTTTTTAGCTAAGTTACCAAGTACGTTGCCGCCAGGAGCCTCAGAAATAGTTGTTTCTGTTACTATCTGATTTATTTTCATAGCTTAAACTCCTTTATATAATATATTTATACTTAATTAGTCTCAAACTAACCGTAAATACTCGACTATGGTTACACATTATATTGTAATGGATGGAAACAACACCGAAGTAGCACAAGTATACAGCTATGAAGAAGCCCTCCTAACACAGCAACAGTTAAATGTCATGAATCCCCAAGAAGAATACACTATTGTTGAAAAACAACATAGTTATATCAAAGCTGGATTCGGTCGTGATCCTGATCTACATTAATCGCGAGTGTCCATTAAGAATTGTATGTTAATGTATATTATTGTATTTGTGAGTGTATTGTATTGTTTGGAACAAGTACTACGTACTTGTTGTTTATCGCTATCGCTCAAACACTTCTATCTTTATATAATAAGTTTTTATATATGAATAATATAAGTGCGAAGCACTTTAGCATTATCTAGATAGTTAAGCCACAATTCGCCCGTTGCCGGACGAATTAAAAAAAGTGGAAACTCCTACATTATCTGAGTGAGCATCGCCACAACATGTTAAAGAAGATTTGTATGATATACAATGCATTCAACAATTTTAATAGTTAAATGTATAATATATAGTACAACGGAGGCGGCGTACCGCATACCCCCTACTTCAGCATTCGCAAATATACGCGGAAAGCAGTTGATCCCTAACAGTCGAAATCACTTACTCAGTGGTTGCTTTTTCTCAGAGCCACGATCTTTTATACCTAAGTTAGTATTGTCCTTGCAACTCGCTACACCCATCGACAGTATTTCATGCAGAATCTTAGCGGATCGAGCAACCCCGATCAATCAATGTTGCTATGTTGTGCCTATATGTTTTTTAATGCTTCGATTAAGATTTTAGAACTGCCAACTCGTACATTAATGATACCGTTGTAATATTCATCGGTCTCAAGTACTCTACGATCAAACTGTTCCTTTGCCTCTATGTAACTTAAAACGCCTCTGCTAGGACAAAAATGCAAAATTTCTCTTGTAAATTTATCTTCGCCTAATGTTGCAACGTCTGCTAATAGCTTGTCACTAGATCCCCAATAAGTTTTCCAGTCACTTTCCTTAGTTCCACGTCTTTTATTTTTTCTGCCTTTTAGCGGCGGTTTAGTTGTTTTAAATCGGGCTAATTTTTTGCCTATGTACTTGCGGTCGTTAGTTAAGTTTGTTATCAAATATACAAAACCTTCGCAGTCTGTTGGAAGATCCTCTATTTTCTTGTTTTGATAAGTCCACTGCATGAACTTACTTACTGTTGCCTGTGATTATTGTTCTTGATTGTGGTTTGTCTTGTTAGATGTAAAGTCGTCCATGATCTCTACTCGACGAGCAGAGCATAGTCGTCTAATTTCACTGAGCCACTTACGAGCTTCACGCTTAGTACGTTCGCTTTTACGAATTTCAAAGGATTCGTTAGCTTTATAGTACCGCATGTACGCCTTTGTAAGTAGATCATGTGTATCGTCTTGCATTACTGAATCTCAATATCGTTATCGTAGCTAGTAAATCCGTTCTCTTTAATAACTTTAAGCACGTTAGTAACACGCCCAATTAATTCATCTTTGTGTGAAATTAGATATACGTTCTTATTACGTTCTCTAGCCATCTTCTTTAAAATACTAATTGAACATTCAACACCAGCAGTATCCATACCACTATCAATAAGCTCATCGATAAACAATAAGTTAATATTCTGGTACAAACTTTCCCATACGTCACGGAATGACCAACTCATACCAAGTATAAGTCTATTACGCTCTCCTCTTGACAAGTTATCAAAGTCTAAGTCTTGTCCTAGCTGTTGTATCTCAACAGTAAGATCGTTTTTAAATACAACTGTATGCGGAAGACCGATCTTATCAAGATAGTATGTAAGTCTGTTGTTTAAGTATGCTAAGTTTTGTTCAATAATCTTTTTACGAATAAAACTATCTTTATTTGTTAACAACTTGTACAAGAAGTCTTGATGTTCTTTTTCACTAGTTAGGTCGTTAACAACTTCCCAATTAAGTTCTTGAATAGCAGTTTCATTCAAATCATCAATCTGTTCTTGATAAGGATCAAGTTCTTCTTGCTTTGCTGTTAATGCACTCTTCAAATTATCAACATTACTTCTATGCTCGTATGCTTCTTTAGCATTTTCATAAAATGTATTAGGTTTACTTTCAATATCACCTAGTTCAGAAATCTTTGTAACAACTTTATCAAACTTATCAGCAATTTCAATTAGGTATGTGTGTGCATCACCGTAATCTTTTTGTAATTTTTCTACAAGTTCTTCTAATTTGTCGTCATGTAAGTCTTGCCCACAAGCATAACACTTTGCGTGTTCTAAATCGTCTAGTTCTTTACCAGACTTCTTCATATTCTTGTCAGCTTGTTCTAATGCACGTTCAACTGTTGATCGTTCTTTGATTAAATTGTTACTCTTGGTAGTTTTTTCTGACCAAGTACTAAGAAGATCGTGAGCTTCTAGCTCAGAGTCAATGTCTAGCTTTTCTAAATCTTTAATTGCTTTATCTAACTTGTCACAGTCTTGTTTATTTTGAGAAATCCAAGCCTTACGCCTAGTATGCAATCGATCAATGTTTTCTTTAATTTTTTCGTTGCTTGTTGTAACTGCTTGTAGTCTAGCAGTTTCTTCTGTAAGCTGATCTTTAGTTTTTTTAGATTCTTCTCTAAGTCTGTCAGCTTTTTTAGATAATATAGTAATACCTAGTAACTGTTCAATGATCTCTCGTTGATCATTACTCTTTAATGATAGAAAGGGTTCTGTATATGTGTTTAATGCAAGTATATGCTTAAACATAGTATGACTCATGCCAAGAAGTGTGTTGATATCTTCTTGAGTCTTACGACTATCACCTTGACTTTCGTCAGTAATCTCTTGATCCTGATCATCAATACTAAATTTTAACAAATTAGGTTTACGTCCACGTTCGATATGATATTTTCTACCATCTTTTTCAAACGTAAGTGTTACCAACATCGCTTTGTTATTAGTTTTATTAACTAAATTGTCCTTGCGTATGTTAGTTAGTGCTTGGCCGTACAGAGCATATGACAACGCATTAATAATTGTTGTCTTTCCTGTACCGTTACGGCTCCCAGAATCGTCACCTCCTTGATCTAAGTTTTCACCAAGCACTAACGTCAGTTGTTCGCGGTCAAAATCAACACCTTGTGTAGAATTACCTACACTCATAAAGTTTTTAACTGTTAATTCTTTTATCTTAATCATCTCTACCAAGCTCCCGGTATATATCTAACAGCTTTTTCTTGTCAAAGTTTTCTGATTCAATTGCTTCAATCTCTTTAGATACAATCTCGTCAACACTTTCAAACTGTGCAATGTCAATTTCACTGTTCATAGCTTCGTCTTGTGTACTTGGAATCAGTGTAATCTCTCTGCATTCATATTCTTGAATAAATGTTTCTTTAATAAAACTTGCTTCTTCGTAACTAATAGGTAAGTCTAATGAAACTCGCAAATACATCTTAGGTTTAATAAGTGTATCTTTCTCATCTAATAGTCGACTTAGTTTTACAGTACGATACTTAGGGCAGTTCCACCAGTTAATATACTCAGGTTCACCATCGTGTTCTAAAATCATCATGCCACGTTCGTCATCCCATGCATCTGCATAGTTGTGTGGCAATGCATTTCCAATATAGTGTACAGGTCCTTTAACTTGACGCTTATGAAAGTGTCCACTAAACACATATTCTTGGTGTTGAAAATGTTCTGCTCTAAGTTCTCCGTGGTCTGGCATCTGTACCATAGCATTCATATAGAAACTAGGCAGTTCAAAGTGTCCAAATATATACTTGCTTTTAATTTTACTAATCTTTTTCCACTCATCTCCTACTAACCAAGGAACAAGTGTGCTATCACCAATGGTCATAATTTCATTAACCATTGTAATGCCGTCAATATGTTTACCAAATGCAACAGAGTTTAAATCTCTTTTGTCTTTGTAGTATAAATCGTGGTTTCCAGGAAAGAAGTAAAAGTTTTCAAACGCTTTACCCAACTTTTCTAAAGAACGCAGAGTAGCATCAAGTGTTGTAATGTTCAAACTGTTTCTATTATGATGCCAATCGCCCATAAAGATACCAGTCTCACAGCCAGCGGCTTGAGCTTGTTCAATGTACCAATCTATGAATTCTTCACAGTCGTCATTGTGCGTTTTTGAATTGGACTTTAGTCCAAAGTGTATGTCTGTAAAGACAGCGGCCTTTTTAAACAAATCATTTACCTCACGAATTATACTTTATTGTACAACATATAGATTCAAGTGTCAACCTATTTCTTTTCAGTTGCTTTTTTATGCTTTTCAAGTTCAGCTTCCCACTGACCTTGGTTCTGTCTAGTAAAGGAAGGATTCATATTGTTCATCTCAAGAATATCATCTCTAATATTTTGATTACGTTTTTCAATATTAATAATTCTTACAAAACTATTTGTAACAGCCGCAGTATAATATGCAAACGGATTATTAGACTTTGATTCGTCAAATTGTAGACCAATCTGCGTTAGTTGGAGAATTGCTTGTCCACGCATTTCGTCATTGTATGTATATCCACGTACATTACCTCTGGTAGCATAGCGTTCGCACAACTTCATCCACATCAGTGCAAGTTTGTTAGTTGCTTGTCCGCCACTTAAACTAAAGTAACCATTTTCCATACCACCTTCCCAATGACTTTTACCTACAAGTTCAAGTTCATCGTTAGCATTAAACCTATAATGCACGTATGGAGGAAAATTTAACTTAACTTTAGTATCAGCTATAGTTTTGGGGTTTTTCTTACGACCCGGTTGTTCTGGAACATGATCATATGTCATAACCCTAAATACCACGTCTTGTTTGGTTATTGTTTTATAGTCAACTTCGGTTTCAGCTTGTTTAACCTTCTCACCAGCCATCTTCCTTCGTTCGTATTCTGCATGACCAATACGTTTAGCTTGGGCTCGTTTAGCTTCTGCTATAGTTCTAATGTTGATTTTATCAACACTTGGTAAGATTAAGTCAAATTGTGCATCCGCAGGGTCCATAAAACTGCTGAACGTGCTCTTTGATTTATGTATCTCAGACAACAAGTCTCGATTGTTTAAGTAATTCACTTTTCTCATTTAAGTTTTCTCCAGGTTATACTCTATTATAAACTACATACTTAATAAAGTCAACTAAATAACATAAAGGAGTTCGCCAAATGTCAGACTTTGATATAGCTAAATTAGGTAATACAATTAAAAAGGGTGTCACAGAGGGTGCATCTGCGTTAGCGGCCGGCGTACAAAGTGCGGCACAAGATATCTCAGATTTTGTTAATGTAGATGGATTTGCTAAAAATAATCGTTCTAAGAATTTACCAATTGATGGTAATCCTCTTGCATCTGCTGATGGTAAAGTTGAATTTAAAAGACCAACTGCTAGGGATTGGCGTGTTAGGTTAAGTGTTCCGAATGTTGCTAGTTTCAAATCATCTCCACTGTTAAAGCCTTTAAGTGATACTAACGGATTAGTATTTCCGTTTACTCCTACTATTATTGTTGCACACTCTGCCAACTATAGTGCAATAGCCCCTACACATACTAATTACCCCTATTTTGCTTATCAGAACTCACAAGTGGATCAACTTGTTATTACTGGAGACTTTTTTGTACAGAACGGAATAGAAGCACAGTACTGGGTAGCGGCACTACATTATTTGCGTTCAGTAACTAAAATGTTTTACGGAGGGGACTCAGAAACGCTTGGAGCACCGCCTCCAATCGTTAAATTAAACGGGTACGGTGACTTTATTTTTAACAATATTCCATGTGTGGTTACTAACTTTACAGTTGACCTTCCACAAGATGTTGATTATATTGCAACAGGACTTGACGATATAACGATTGAAAAAACTACAGAATTATCACCAGGCAAACCTGTTACATCATCACGAAACGGGGTAAGCTGGGCACCAACACAGAGTTTGATTACAGTAACAGTACAACCTATATACAGTAGAAGAGAAATTGAACAGTTTAGTTTACAGAAATATGTAAACGGTGACTATATTAAAAACGGAAAAGGATTTATTTAATGGCAACTAATTACGGTTCATCAAGTCCTTGGTTTAACACACCTAATAACCAAAGCGGCGAATATTTAGACTTAATGAGAATTCGCACTATACCTGCATCACCAGATGATGTATTATATGAAATAGAACCGCAATACAATTATCGACCAGACTTGTTAGCATATGATATGTATGGAAGTCCTAAACTATGGTGGGTATTTGCACAACGTAACATGGACACTATTAAAGATCCAATATACGATTTAAAAGTAGGCACTAAAATCTATCTACCAAAAGCATCAGCTATTGCAGATAGACTAGGGGTATAAGATG